TTTCCATAGTTTCCTCCTGGTTAATCGTAAATGTCTCCCCAATTAGCACCAAACTCATAGTCTACTTTATTGGGAACTTCAAGTGTAACAGCATTCTCCATAATCTCAATAATTTTTTTAACCTCATCTTCCTCTCTAATTGAAAGATCTAATTCATCATGTATTTGAATATGGGGTATAATGCCTTCTTTATAAAGCTCCAACATAGATTTTTTAGTCATGTCGGCTGCGCTTCCTTGAATTAATTTATTTAAAGCTTTGTAAGTATAGGCACGCCTAATCCCTGGTCCATGTTCCTTGAGTGCATCTTCGTGCGCCATGGCTTTATGCATCCCAAAACTATTTGGTTCCCATAAATGGAAACGACAAAGTCTTCCAAGTAAAGTTCTTATCTGTCCTCGATCCTGGGCTCTGTTAGAAGCCTTCTCCATAAGCTGTTTAACAAACGGTACTTTACCATGGTAAGTATTAAAAAGGTCCGCTGCTTTTTCTTTAGTTACTCCTAGTTCCGCCTGTAACTTAGCTTTACCCATTCCATAAAATAATCCTAGATTAATTACCTTGGCCTGAGATCTAGGAATCTCTGCCATATCGGCAACGGTTTGATGAAAATCTGATTTAATATTATCTTTATAAGAATCTACCACTTCATAGACTGAGGGTAGTTTATATAAAGATGCATAGTGCACAACGAGTCTAGGTTCCTGCTGATTGTAATCAAAACATCCCCACTTACACCCTTCTTCAGGTATAAATAAACTTCTAATCTTAGGACCAAGATCTTTATTTCTAGCCGGAATCTGCTGTAGGTTAGGATTCTGGTAAGAAAATCTTCCAGTGACCGTGCCTCCTCCTGCATTTCTAAGTTGATTTATTTCTGCGTGGATTCTACCTTTATGTTCATATCTTAAAATAGAATCTATAAATGTTGTATGAGCTTTGTTTATCTCTCTCGCTTTAGCAATCATATTAACAACAGGATGTTCATGTTCCTGTAAAAAATTTTTAGTAAATGATGGGGCTTCAGTTTTTTCTGTGCGTGGGTACTCTATCTTCAGCACATCAAATACATTAGCGACTGATCGTGCTGCCCATATCTGTGTATCGATATTTGTTTCACCTTTTATCTTATGTAATAAATCTTGTTCTGCTTTTTTAAATTCTGTTTTCATTGCTTGAGCTCTTTCGACATCTACTCTCACACCTTTAAATCTCATATCAACAAGACAAGGGAAGAGTTCTGTTTCTAAATCAAAGATGTCCTCCAGGTCCTGGTTAATAATTTCTTTTTTCATTTCCTGCCATAGACCAAAAGTTACTTCTGCGTCTCGTTCTGCATAAGATCCAACATGCATGGCCGGAAGTTTATACATTTCAGCTTTAGGATTAATTCCCCATTCTTCTGCGGCTTCGGCTAGTGCTCTTTCATTTTTACCGTAGCCTAAATAATGCCACGATAAACTGTTAAGATCATAACGAAATCTATTTTCATCGGTCACAGCTGCAGCAATCATGGTACAGACAATGTCACCATTGATTTTAAAGCCCATCTTTTTGAGCCAGCAGACATCATACATAGCATTGTGAAAAATTTTTGTGGAAGTAGATTCTAGTATATCTTTAAGCCATTCTAAAACTTTAACTTTATCCATGTTGCCGCCACCTTCATGCGCAATAGGAAAATATCCTTTGTAATGTTTGGTAGCAACAGCGATACCAATTACTTCGCCGTTACCAATAATAGCGCCCGATCCCTTTTTAATTAGGTCTGGGTCTTTTGTTTCTAAATCAATTGCAATTTCATCTACCTGTCTCAGGTCTGGAAATTCTGCTGGTTTTACCCATTCAGTTTGTGCTTCAAACTTTGGTATTTTCATAATAGATAACAAATTAAACAGATGATCGTTATCAACAACATGTAGTGAGGAATATGAGAAGGTTCCTTCACGAATAGTCTCTCTCGATAATCATGTCGATAAAATGTTTGGCTTTCAATAAGTCTTCCTTTCCATTCTTCATACTGTGTCGAATGATATATTTTATAACGCATCCTTCGGGATAAAGCAACTTATTATCGATCACAAATTTACTTGGTTGAATTTTAAATTTCTGATAATGTGATCCTCCAATTTGTTTATCCCAAACTTTTGATGTCATATCCTTTTGCCTCCTTTTTTGCTGCCATGATATATAAATTTTGTGATGTTCTCGTGACTCCTACATACCAGACTCGGTTTTCTTCATCTGCTTTTTCAAAACTTTTGTCTACTGCTTCTCTAATAGTTTTAGTGTTGTCTAAAATTAATAAAACGTTTGTTGCTTCTCCACCTTTTGCGGAATGAATGGTTAATAATTTTACCCTTGCGTCTTTAGATAGTTCTTCTTCATGGCGTAACATTTCCCTGATATATAAACATTCCTCTGGATCCACAGTAAATACATCAAACCACCTATCAGTATTACTAAATCCAAATTCTTTTAAGTCATAAAGTCTTTCTTCCTTCACAGTAAAATTACTCGAAGGAATACAATCAAATATATCTTTTACTTCTGTTAGAGACAACTTGTCCTTTTTATCGGACCACCTTGTGTAGTTTACAATACTTCTAAACAATGATGTCTTATAACTTTTCCGCCCCTTAATTTGAAAATATATCCCCATGTCTCTTAGGATTGGTTTAATTTTATCGAGTCTATCGTTTGTTCGTGCGAGAATTAACCAGTCTCCTTCGGATAGAGGAGCATCTTCAATTGCAGTTATATGATCTACATGTCCCTCTTCTTCTCGGGCCTTCCAATGTTTTTTAATTCTTCGTTCGTCCGGAATTCTATCTAAAATTTTATTTGCTATGTCTTGAACCTGTTTAGGAACTCTGTGAGATTGTGGCAAAATAATGTCTTTTCTCGCTGGTTCCTGCTGAAATTTTTTAACATCTGCGCCAGCCCAGCCATAAATTGCTTGATCATCATCACCTGCTAGTATAACATATTTGGAATTTTCCCTTATAATATCTACCATTTTCCACTGTACGGGGGATAAATCTTGGGCCTCATCAATAAAAACTATGTCATATTTCGGACACAATTCGGCCACATTAAATTTTTCGATCATGTCGGTAAAATCTTTTAATTTAAAGGCGTCTTTGTAATTATTTAATTCGTCAGAAAGGATGTTTAATAATCTTTTATCTAGATTCGGAGAATACATATCTGTGTTGTATTCTTCTTCAAGGGAGGACCCCTTAATTCTTGCTGCGTTTATTAAATTAAAGTATTCACTATTGGAATCTATGAATCCTGTATTTTCTTGTCCATCAGAATAAACTGTAACCTCTATACCTAGATCTCTTCCTATATCTTCGTAGTGTTCATCCTGCATCACTTCACTTTTTTTCATACCCAATCGCCAAAAAGCTAAAGAATGTAGGGTTCTAAAATGTTTTAAATCTTTACGTTGCAGATGTTTATATGCATCCAACATTCTATTAACAGCTTCATTGGCTGCTTTTTTAGTAAAAGCAAAGTATCCTATTCTATCTAGAGGTGTTCCTAGTTTATAAAAAGTTTTGGCATAGTTAATAAGTTTTGTCGTTTTCCCTGTTCCCGGAGGCCCGTATATTTTTCTACTGATCACAAAATCTTAGCTCCTTTGCGTATATTGTCTAATGCCCATAGTGGTTGTAAATTACTATAATGACAACAGGCTAATTGTTGAACTGGACAGTTAAAATCAAAAGAAGCACATGGCTTTATATGATCTACATGCCACCCTTTAATTCCATAGTTGTCCCAGGTCATTCCTTTTAAAAATTTCTTTTCTAAATATTCTTTTAAAAATTTTGGAGTACATCCAACAAGTTTTGCAGTGCTAGTAAATTTACCTATGGTTTTTCCTTTTAACATTGCATAAATTCTTGCTCTTGCAACATGCATCATTCTAACACTAAAATTATTTTGATATCTTTTTTTTGAATATGCTACTGTTCTCTTAATAACTTTTTCCTTATTTCTTTGATACCAGTCTCTGCCCCTTGCTCTACAACTTTCTCCATTTTCTTCTCTATATTTTTTACCCCTTTCTTTTATTTTTTCGCTATTTTCATAGTTATATTTTTTTGCTCTTTGACTGCAATATTCTTTGTTTTCTTGATACCATATTTTATTTTTCTCCGCTTGTTTGACTTTATTTTCAGCATAATATTTTTTACGATATTCTGTAAATTTTTCTAAATTTTTAAGTCTATTTTTTCTATGCCAAAGTAACATTTTTTCTTTATTATTTTCTTTCCATTTTTTACCAACTTTTAGATTTCTTTCCCAGTTTTTGTAATACCATTTGCGATGAACTAATTTACTTTTTTCTCTTTTTTCGGGACTCATTGATGCATACATTTTTTTACCACAATCAGAACAAAAATGTTTATAAAGTTGTTTTCCATTTTTAATGCCATCTTTACCAAAATATTTATAGTCTTTTGTTTCATGACATTTTGAACATTTTCTAACGCTCATTACATTATCTCCGTTTTATGTTTCACGGTAGTGTGATGAATGGGTACTTCTTCGAAAGATTTTATATGTATTTTGACCACGTTTTTGGTAGATGAATTATGTTTACCCTTTTCTGTTGTAGGAAATCTTTTTTGGTCTAAAAATTCTATCTCGCACTCCCGGTAAGTATGCACCATAATACGTCCTGTCTTTTCTTCTTTATATTTCCAGTCTTTAGCTTTTAATCTATCATAAAATTTCTCAAATTTAAAAAACGCATAATCTCCTTCAATAAGAACTGTTCCACTTTTAAATGCGGCATCATTCGTTGCTCTTGCTCCATTAATTTTTTCGTGTAGAACATCGTGTAATTTTTCTTTAGGAGATGTTCCAATAGGTGGCGAGACTGACTGCTGGGTCTCATACAAAGCATCCATTATCGGTTGTTCCACTCTCTGCGTAATTAAAGGTGGTAAAAATCCCGCATCTTTTGAAATTGCATTTCTTCTTTTCCTTTGATCATTTAAATGTTCTACAGATCTGCAGTGTACTGTTACTTTACTAATGCCGTCGGGTTTAATCACATCAAATTCGTATTCAGGTTCTTCAAAAATTTCTATCTTTCTTAAATTAGTTAAAACAGGATAAGATCCTTGTGACCCTGAAAGAACTCCAAATTTTTTCTTAACACAGATGCCTTTTTTACAAAACCTAGCAATAGGGTCTGCAGTACAGGTATAACCTTTTTCAGATTTTGCCCAAGAAGTTATTTTAGCTTTTAGTTTTTGATCCGTCCACGCATGAGCATGTTTCTCTTCAAAAAATCTAACTGGAGCATTCTTTACTTTCGTCTCCCAATCATCGGGATACTTCATCTTAACTAGTACGTGATAGTTATACAAAAATCTATCTTTGCCGTCAAAACCTTCTTTGTTAGATATTTTAGATACGTCTGCCAGACAAGGTGGACCATCAATAAAATCCTCATTGACTCCTTCATATATTTTTTTATCTAAACCTTCGGTAATAATTTTTAATTGATTTTTTGAAACTATATTGGCTTCTACAACTGATAAAAATTCATCGATTTTAAAGGGGGTTCCATCTACATTTAAAGCACGTCTCTTGTCTCCATAGTAAGGGAGGTTAATAAATTGGCCTGGTTTTAATTTTCCAGTTTCTGGAACTTTTGTGAGTTCTGTTTGTTTGGGGAATATTTCGTTGTTAGGTTTTAGTTTAAAAAGAGGAAGTAGGTTAGTTAAGAAAGATACAATGTCTTTTGCATTTATAAAACTATCCATGAATAAGCAAAGATGTAATCCTCCACTTTTAGATTCAATGGGTATTAAGGGTAAATCATAATCCTGTATTACGTCGATAAAAAATTTCTTATTAAAATCATCATAGTCGTTTGGGTCGACATCAATAACACCAAGTCTTGCTTCTTTATTTTCGTTACAGGGCTGTATGCCAATTGAAATTTTTCCATCTAAATGAGACTGATAAATTTCTTCTGTAAGGGGTTCATAATTCCATCTGTATACTGGTTTTTTCTTTCCGCTTTCTGGATCTACTACTGCCTCTTTATGTTCAAAGTCAGCTAGCCCATACGCAACACGATAACCATCAAAAAATTTTATATATCTTTTATCCATAACTGATCATGCGGGCCTTTC